CAAGATCGTTGAGAAAAATAAAGTCTTTTTGCCTGTCGTACTCGACCATCAAGCCTCGAAATTCCAGTTCATTCTCAAGCGTCGTTTCGGCATCGAATGAAACCGCCAAGTCACTGAACCGATTTGCCTGATCGACTGCCGCCTGTTTGTCTTGTTCAGTGAGAAGATCCCTGGCCTGGCCACCCTGGAAAAGCGGCACACCCTGCTGCCCGACCGACGCCCGCATCTGATCGGTGACGGGCATCGTCCAGACTTCTTTTTTGCTAGCCTCAATTAAGGTTGCTCTGAACTGTGCCTCGGACGGATCTACCCAACCCTGGCTTTCGGCAAAATCGATGATTTCACCGCCGCCCGGATCCTCTCCCACACTGTTTCCAGACGGATCGAAAAGTAGAGTTACCCCGTCCGGGTCTTCTTCTAACCGCCACCCCTGCTCTTTAAGAAACTCGATCGCATCCGCTTCGAGTTCATCAAAATCTATATTACGCCCTTGCTCGACACTTTCAGGCAGTTCGATTTCTGTCGTCGTAACCTTAGATCCGAATTTCTTGGCGAACTTGCTGGCATAATTTTTGACCATCTGGTCATAAAACTTCTTCATGCCCTTGCCGCCGATCTTCAGATCAAGGCCGGTGTAATCTTTCCCGTCAGGATTATCGGGGGCATCCGCGATAGCCTTTTCAGCAAGTTCTTTGCCGATCACCCCTGCCAGCTTGTCTTCTGTCACAACCTCCGCAATGCCGGCACCTCGGCCGTCTTTCTCAGCGGTGACGTAATACTGACCGGCTTTATCACCATCGCGCAGCTTTTCAACGCGGATGCTGTCTACCTGTTTACTCAGATCATAACGATCGGCCTGCACCTCGCCGGGTGTCCAGCTGACCTGGTCGTAGCCTTCCCGTGCCGCCATTTCGACAACACGCCTGAATGACATTTCGTGCCAGGTGTTTTTGAACGGCGCGTCGGGGACGCCGCCTTTATCATAACCGTGCTTGCGGCCCCTCTGATGCCAGTCGGATTGTATTTCCTCGATAAACAGGATCTTTTCGCCGTTGGGTCCAATGCGGTCGTTCACACGAACCCAGGCCAAAACATTCTCTTCGGTCGGGAAATGTGAGCCGACGAATGTTTCGGTTTTGCCGCTTCGGCCAGCTTCGCGCAATCTCCCGCCAGCAGCCTCGACTATCTGCTTAACTTGGTTGTAAGACCCCCGGCTCAGGTCATTAAACTCGATAATGTCGTCTCCGCGCCTATCGACTGCCCGGCCGTAATCTAAATCTTCAAGCCCCTCAAATGACATACCTGTAAGAATATCATCAGCCATGACGTCGTTTGTCGGAACAACGTATCCGCTAATTCTTTCCGCATCTTGCACAGGCAGCTTGAGCAGCACCTCGCGGTAGTTCGTACCGCCGGGCAGGTTAAAATCGCTTGACCCGTAGACTGGCATTTGACGGTCGCCTAGTCCTTCTGCCGTTTGCACCAAGCGGCCCGCCTTAACAACCTCTTCGATCACTAGCTGGTTTTCGCGAACATAGTCCTGGACTTCCTGGCGCGTTACGCCTTTGCGCCCGGCCAGGAATTCATCCAGCCCGATCCAGCTGATCTCCTCGTCGCGGACACCAGCGGTCTTTTTAATTGCTGCCAGAAACTGTTCGCCGGTGCCTTTCTCAATCGCCAGGTCATCGGCTGCGCGGGTTACCGCGGAATAGAACGGCGTTACGCCTTCGGCCGGGATCCCTGATTGGAAGAGCGTCGGTCCCGACGCAGCTGATTGTTCTGCTCCTTCAGCCTGGAGAGTTCCAGAAACATCTCCGCTTCTTCCGGGGACAGTGACGCCCCGCCTTTCCGCTGCGAGAACCGCGGAGCCGTTGAAGTTGGTGCTTTCGCTTTGTATGCCATGATTTCTGAATAACCTCTGTTCATAGTACCACAACGCAGCCTGCATTGCACTTGCTGTCATGCCGTTTTTTTCGGCCAGTTCACGCACCCACGCCTTGATCAACTTGCGTTCGGACGGCGTCCTGACTTCGCTGATGATCTTGCGGTCGGCCTTTAATTTCGGCCCTACATCCAGCAACCGCCCGATATGGCGGTTATAGGAACGTGCCAGCCACAGATCGACAGTCACGGCTTCCAGATCGTGGCCGGTCGAGTTCATCATAAAATCGCCGACTTTTGGCCCGAACATATAAATGCCGAGATATGTCTCGCCCAAAGTGGTTTCAGCGGCTTTGTACTGTGCCAGTGACTGGCTCTTGTCGCCGCCCTTGAAGATCCCGGAAGCGCGTCGCATTTCCGCTATCTCTCTACCCGTATGCGGCTCCCGCAGCCAAACAAGGGTTTCCTTCAGCCCCATCGTGTCCATCATGTGCTGTAGCAGCGGGAATGCTAATGCATTGACGCCCCAGCCTTTGCCGTTGGGCTTCTTATCGGGGATTAGCCCGTCCGGGATATAGCCCTCAAACGCCAGGCTGGCTTTCTCCCAGTTTTGCGGTGGCTTTTCCTGGGGCGACATCAGGGCAGTCATTACCAGGAACAGTTCCTGATACAATTCAGCGTCAGGGTGGCTTTCCTGCAACGCAGGAATATATGCCGCAGTGGTTTCCATCGCGCTTGCGATGTCTTCGGTGTACCACGCCTCGCCGGTATCATCCTGACGGGCCTGGTTAATGAATTCGCGGTTGCCTTCCCGGACAATCAGTTTCATGTCCTGGGGGGCGCTTGGATCCAGCACACGGCCGTGCTTTTCCATATGCCGATCGGTCAACGCCTCGGCAAAATCCCAGTTTGTAACCCGCCCACCTGGGCCGGTGCCCTCGATTTTAAGCGGGCGGCGCTGGAGCGGCACCGACGACTGGAAGAAATCGATGCCCTGCTTGCCGGTCACATCCACCAGGCTGTCGTCATACAGAACGAAGTTGTAGCCCTCGCCCGTCTTCTCGATTTTCACCTGATCGGGTTCGGCTGCCATCTCACTAAGGATCTCGATAGCCTCATCGCGTTGAGCGTCGAACCGCGCCAGCATTTCATTGGAAGCGGTTGCCATCGGGCCTAATTCTTCCGCCGGCGGTTGCTGTTCAAGTTCAAGCCGTCGCCGCCATCGTTCAAGTATCTGATCATCAAGAACCACTTTGACGGTATCGGCGGGTAACGATTGCGTCAGCGGTTGATCGGGCTGCGTGGTATCAAAAAAAGCAGCCGTTTCGCTTTGCTCCGCGATGAGTTTTGCAACGTGCGATGGAACAGGCTCACCCTTGAACATCAGCTGCCGGCCAGGCCCAAACAACTGATCAGACCAGCCTCGATGCTGCGCGTCCAGGAAACGATTGCCGGGTAGGCCGGCGTCACGCAGCATCATGCTGGTAGCCTGGTCGCCGCGCCCCACAACTGACCGACCCCCTGACAGCGCCCCGCTTAGATTTCGATAAAAAAACCCGCCCGTTGGTGCGCGCATCATCGCGTCTACGTTCGCGTCCGCCATTAGCTTTTTGCGGTTGTATACTTGCAGGCGATAGTAATCACTGCGCGGGTCATCGAAATCTCTGACTTCTTTTTTTTGTGCCAGGCGTTTGGCTATTTCCTCTTCGCTGTCTCCAATTTCACGCAATAACTTAACTAGCTCACGATCGTCTTTGGCGGCGGCAATGTCCTGGTATTTCAGCTTCGATTTTTCCCAAATGGAAATATCGTCTTCGACGCTTATATCGACATACTGGCCGTATGTTTCGCTGTGTATGTCAAGATCGAAATAGACATGCTCTGACGGGTTGAGCATCCGCCGCAGCTTGTCCTGGATGTCCTGGGACTGTTCGTTGACCGGAATATCCCAGTCCAGGTATTCATCGATGTCGGGCTGAAGTTCGACGCGGTACAAAGACCCCTTTTCGACGGTTACATCGTCTTCTGTTAGCTGATCCAACAAACGAAGATCGCGTTCAATTTTGTCGCGTCGCCCTTCGTAGTATGGGTTGTCTATTCTTTGTTGCGCCCATTCTTTCAAACCGCTGACAGCAACATCAAAACTTTCGCTGTGTGCAGCGAACCATTCAAATTGCTGGGCAAACTGGTCATTCAGAAAAACATAACCCGGCGCCATTGTGTCGGTTGAAAAAAACGTACCATCGCCAATATCGAAGTCTTTTATTTTTATTTTTACCGTGTTCGGCGCATTTTGCGCTCGGTAGTGTTCTGCGACGCCGCGTTCTGAAGCAAAGTACAGACCCCACCCGTAAGCCGTATGCCCTTCGCCAACCGTGGGATCGCCCACCCGGCTAATATCAAAGCGCCCGCCTTCCAGTTCACTTGCGCCGGTGCCGTGATAAGCGGAGTGCTGCAACTCTATGCCGCCATCGCCAACCGCCTTCGAGCGTTCGCGATCGATCACCTCGCGAATTTCGTCCAGCGTCATTTCGGTCGGATCCAGGCCGATCGAATTCAATGCATCGACAAGTTCATCCGCGGCGGCGTCCAGGTCGCGGTCCTGAATGTTTTCGGCTTCAGGGATATAGGTAAAATTGCCGGCAAGGTTTTCGCGGATTGCCTCGACCAGGTCGTTGATGTCGATGCGGTCCCCTTGTTCCAGCAGCCTTTCCGGGAAATACCCCGCTTCCTGGGCGGCAAGCGCCAGGTCATCAAGCGTCATGCCTTCGGGGCGCAATGCCCGGCGCTCCCCTGGTCGCAGATCCTTATCGATATCCATGCCCTGGAGATCGCCGATCATCGGATCAGCCCCAAGATTTGCAGGCCCGCCCTCGACATTCAGCCGGCCGCCTTCGATGCTTAACTGCGTTGGCGTATCAACAGCATCCGGGTCATAACGAACGCCGCGGTCTCGCACAAAATCAATCAGGCTCCGCCCGAACAGCTGGCGTTCGGTGCGACGCCGCCCCGTGCGGGCGCGTTCCATGATGACTTCCTGGGCGGTACTGACGCCCTGCTTTACCTCCAGCTGTTCCGGCAAGACCCTTTCAATATCAAGTGGGTACTGGACCCACAGTTCTAGCGGCGTAATGCCATCCATTTCTGCCTGGGAAACTACGGCGGACACGACGTTTTGCGCCACCGCATCAGCGGCGTCTGGCCCTTGCCCGGCATTCCGCAACTGTCCGAATATCTGGTTGTAAATAATTTCAGTTTCGCTTGCGCCTTCGTTTTCAAGGACTATACGCTCGACCTCGTCGTCTACGTTTGCTTGTATTTCCTCTTTGAATTTGACCGCTTCACGCATCGTCATGCTGTCGGGCGTGATACGGAGATCGGCTTCGACGCCCTTATAAAGGGCTTCGTTTGGTGCAATCTTGGCCGCGAACGTGCCTACATCTATTCCTATATCGGTGCCGGCTTCCCGTGCCGCATCGATCTCAGCGGGGTCCAGGTCGAAGTTCTCGGCGACTTCATCCGCATCAAAACCCATGCCCTGGAACATTTCGACAAAGCGGTTGGCATCGACATACACCGTCTCGACATTACTGCCGGCGGCTTGCTCCCGGATAAAATCAGCAAAGCGGCCGGGCGATCGCTGGCGGGTTTTGCTCTCTGTCGCCCCGGCAGCGAGTTCATCAAACCACAGCTTGTCGCGTTCCGCGTTCCGCGCCCGGTTAACATCAAGCGCGACGGTAGGCGCTCCCAACACCGTTGCCGTACCAGCGCCGCCCTGCATACCGCGGACACCGGCATAGGCGCTTTCGCCAAACGTCTTGGCCCAAAACTCGCCTGTTGCCAGTTCGCCCACCCTGCCCTGTTGCAGCGCTTTAGCGACAGACCCGGCTACCGTTGTCATGGTTTCCTGGAGAAACTCCGTGACACCTTCAGCACCGCCTGCCATTGCGACACGTTTGGAATAGTTCGTCAGTGCGCGGCGAAAGGTCGGGCGTTTCAGTGCTTCCTTCATACCCTCGCGGGAAACCATACGAAGGAATTGCTCACCACCGGGTGCCGCTTTGAGCAGCGTTTTCATTGCAAAAACTTCAAGCCCGCCATTGACTGCGCCTGTCAGCAGCGCGGCCGTCCTTGCCAGGTCACGATCGAGCAGTTGCCCGTTGTCGTCCTTCATCGTGATGTATTCCTGGAACGCCAGGCCGGCTTCCAGCTTGCCTGCTTCGAGGCCCATGCCGACACGCCAGCCTGCGCCTATGCCACCAAAGAACCCCGGCACCGCACCCACGCCGCCAAAAGCAAAGCCGGCTGTGCCGCCGATCAACCCACCTTGCATTGCCTCATCAAGGCTGCCCGTCTGGGTCTGGATGAGCATCGGCAGGCTTTCGACCGACGACAGGATAAACCCGGACGGGGCCAGCAGCTGTTCCAGTGCGGTATCGCCCCCAAACCCGGACAGCTTCTGTTGCTGTTGCAGGCGCTCCAGGTCGCGTTCGCGAGCCTTCAGTTCCAGCAATTCAGCATCGGTAATGTCACCGGTCAGGTTCTTAAACCCCAGCAAACCAACATCGGTGATTGCGTTACCGGTCTTGTACGCGCCCTTGGTGGCGTCCCACAGCGCACTGATGCGCTCCAGGGTAGATGTATCGTCCTTGGAGATTGCCGCGTTGTCGCGATCGGCCAGCCACTTGAGATAGCCGGGGTTCATTTTCTCGACTTGCGCGTCGAGCGCCGCCGCATCAAATGCCGGGCGCTGCGCCTGGGCGACCTCTACCGGCAGATTAGTTTTGTCGGCATTTTCAACATCAACCGCGTGGTCGTCCGGGTTCGGGACATCGCCGGCAAAAGACACCGACTGCTTGGTCCGAAACTTGTTAAGATCCGTTGCCTGTTGGTCCAGCTGCTGAACCATAGCCTCTAGCCGGGCAGCAAAATCGTTTTCCGGTTTTGGTGTCAGCGTATCGCCTGGCCCCTCGTTGTCGGGCTGCGAGAGAATGTCTTCCTCGTCGTTTTCTAACAGGTTTACCACTACTTAGTTTCCACCCGTTGCCAGCGCGTGGGCTGCGCGAAGACGCTTAACGGTGACCAGCAATGGTTCGCCGCTTTCAGTTTCTGCGTCTTTAATTTGTTTGGCATACCCGGCAACCGCTTCGGGCGTGACATTGAGCAACCGCGCCATTTCATCGTAGCCGGCTTCGGTAACCTCAAACATGCCGCGCCCCTTGTAGTTTTCCATATACTCAACGAAGCGCATCGCCTGGCGTTCGGTCGTGTTGTACAACCATGTATCGGTGTAGACGTTCTCGCCTTCGACCAGGCTTTCAAAAATCCAGTTCTGGACCTGGCTTTTGGACAATTGCTTCTCCGCGTTATCAGGGTTCGCATACCAGGCATCGACCAGCTGATGGAGCCGCGCCTCGGTCTGGGCCAAGGCTTCCTTTTGTTTTGCCTTTTTTCTTTTGGCTTTTGATTTACCGGGCTTACCCGTGACAGGCGCAAACATCTCCGCAAACCTCTTGGTTTCCGTGGATGCCAGTTTGAGGCTGGTTGTCTTGCGGCCTTCGCGCACCGCCGACCGCGCATCCGCTCCTTTGACCGTTTGCGTTGTGTCTTTGCGATGCATGGCGTCGATCGATTTCCAGGTTCCATCATCGACCTTGCCGGTTAGCAGCTTGATTGCATCGCGCCCCGCCTGGCCTTCCCATCCGTTGTTTTTGCCGTTTATCCAGTCGCGGCGCATATCGAGGACCGCTTGATAAGCCTCAGTATCAAAATCAGGTTTTTGTGATCGGAGCGCCGACAGCAGCCGCGCATCCCTTGGCCGCAAATTTGCGGGCAAATCATCAAACGTCCGCGCCTCTCCAGCCTCTTTATTGGGATTGTGGCCGTCCTCGCCTTTAGGCGGGTTATGTTTCGCCAGCCATTGGCTCGCTTTATTAAACCGATCGGTATCTTCAAGTTTTTGCTGGCGGGTTTCTTCAGCTGCGCGGGCGTTCAGGCGCTTGACGACATCGTCAAGCAGCTTTGGATCGTTTGCGAGTTCTTTGCGGGCCGCCGCAAGCCGATCAGGTTGGTTGTCGTGTGCTTTGTATATCCTGCTTGTTTGGCGCTGGGCCTCCCCGCGGGTTGATCCATCCTCCAGCGACTTCTCAAGCGTGTTGCGTATTTTTTCGTCTGTAACCAGATCCTTGTTTGCGTCGTAGAACTCGCGAGCGTCACGATCATTGCCTTTGGCAAGCATGTTGTTAACCACGCTCTCGACAACCCCTTCGCGAAAATTCTCGATGTTTCTGTCGATCTCGTCTTTCGACTGGCCGAGGCGCTTGCCGTTTTCCTGTATCGTGCGAACGCCTTCTCTGACCGCGGCCGTTGCTTCGCGTTGTACTCGGGCTTTTTCGTTTGATACTTCCGTACCGGCGGGTGCATAGCTTCCTATTATTTTAGAGACCGCCGTCTCACTGGCGCGTTCGACTTTTGCCTCATAAAGCCCTTTGCGATACGTCCCCATTTCGCTGCGCTCATAGGTAGACACTTCACCAGTCAGCGACCGTGCCTGCGCCTGGGCATAGTTTTGCAGGCGGTTGCGAATGCGCGGGTTGTTTTCGTGCGCCTTCATTGCGTCGGTGAAATACTTTTCGACGGCCGTGCGACTGTCTGACGTTGCGTTCTGGGTAAATTTTCCTTTTTTCGAATAAAGACCGGTCTGTTCATTATTCAAATAATCGTGACGCCAGGCGTCGAAATTCATTTCAAATTCAAGCAGTGCGGTATCGTCGTCTTCTTTCTGGCCGCGCAGGAATGCTTTTTCGCCTACCTCGGCAGCTGCATCCATCAGCTTCCCGGTCATGCCCGTCAGCCGTGCAGCGCCACCGCCAAACATATCGACGTTGGTCTGGATATTTTGCTGTCCGCTGAAGGCCGGCGTTTGTACGCGGCCAGGCGTGTCTGATTGTAATGAAGGAACTGTCGGCATCAGGCTATCTTCCAACCCCCGATGGTTTTACCGCGGTTGCGCGTCATCCACTTGTCAGCGACGGGAGCCATGCCGGTGCCAAACGCAAAACCGCCCGCCGTCGCGGGTTGCTGTTGCGCCGCTTGCATACTGAATAAGTCGGCCTGTGCCTGGCCGCTTTGGGCCGCCAGGTGGAAGCGGTACGCATCGCGCCGGCCCTTGTTGCGGATTTTCAGCGCATCGACTTCGCCGATCTCGGCCGTGTCGGAAAGAATATCAAGCGCATCATCCTCGTTTGCATCAAACCCGCTGGCTGCAAGGATCGAGCGTTGCTTGCCCTTGAACCCCGCGACCTGGGTGCGGTACTCGCTTTCCTCCATCCGCGCCAGCAGCTGCACATCGTCAGCCTGCTGTTGGGCTATGATCGCGTTATTCCGCGCGACCTGGGCCTGGTAATTCGCCTGGTCCTGGGCTGCCTGCGCCTGCTGCATCGAACTCATGGCACCCATTGCAGCGGACGCCACACCGACAACGTCCATAACGGTGATGGCCGCAGTGCCTATCGTAAACAGTTCACACATTTGCCGACCACTCGAACGGAATGAAATTACGGTTGAACGGACCTACTTTCCGCGGTTGTTTCATTTCAAACCCCATCCAGGACAACCACTGTCGCGCAGCAGTGTTTTCCTCCCAGACCACGTTCCAGAGGAAATCGTTTTCAGTCTTCATTTTGTTGAGATAATACCAACAATGACGCAGAAACGGAAACGCTGCACGGTCAATCACTGGCGTTGCCACCATCCACGGCTGACCAATCCCCTCCAGGGGTGCCAGGGCAGCAACGCCCCAGACACAAACAAGGTCGTCGCCCCACCGCCCGGCATAACAGCCCGTTGACATGCGATAGGAGCGCCACATGGCCTCATCAAGCGGCCGGCCGGTCTGAAGCATGGCTTCCTGGCGATCGATCTCACGCGCCTTCGCAGCGCATTCTGCGAGGGTTTCCTCGTCCAGGGGCTGTACACTAGCTTCCGACATTGATGTCCGGGATCACTGACAGGATTGTCATGGGCAACGGATGCGGCTGCTTGATGTAAACGCGGCCGTTTGTGTTCCAGGTTGGACGGATCGACATCGACAGATCGCCGGTTGTCAGGTCGTTTAGCCCCTGTTTCATCTCGACGGTGCGTGTGCTGTCGGGGCCGATGAATATGCCCCGGGTATTCTCAACGCGCACGGTTATGTTCGAGATTCGTTTTTTGTCGCTTTGGATCGTAGCCCGCGACTGGCCCGACACTTCCGGGTTCAGCGTTTCGATCGCTGCCTCATACGGCAGGCCGATATGCACGCGGCTGGCAGCGTTCGGCAGCGTCACGGCCCCGCTGCTGACCGTGAGACCCGAAACGACAAATCCGTTTGCCAGCGCCGAGACCGTCTGCCCTTCAAGATGGTGTAGCCCCGAAATCGATGTCACGGCTTTTCGGACCTTGCCGCCAGAGGCGTAGGCGGTGAACGCGGATCCGTCCAGGTCCGTGCTGTTTGAATTCTGCAATTCAAATGTGTTTGTTGTCTTATCCGCAACAATCCAGCCATTTTTATTGATGTCGGTCATGCCGACAACATCCTCGATATCAACAACGTCGCCGTTGCTGAACCCATGCGACGGCGCAGTTACGACAACCGGGTTGGCGGCTGTCGCCCCGGTAATGGTGACAGGGCTGTCCAGCGTCAGGCCGCTGTCCACAAAAAAGGCATCCTCGACATCGGTAAACACGCGGGTATGCAGGCGCTCGATATATCGCTTGGTTGCGCCCCCAATCGTGCGCTTTACGCAGATATAAAGCGCGTCCTCGCTTCCCTCCGATATGCACGCAACACTCTCAACGACAGCATGGCCGCCCTGGAACTCACCGCCCAGTTCATGGCGATGCCAGGCCCAGACTTCATGTTCGCGCAGATAGGTCAGGCCAAGCAGAACGCCATCGGATCGCACACACCACACCACGCTGTGCGGGTTCTCCTGGTACGCCCAGTCAATTATCGAAAACCCGTAGAAAAGATGATTTGCCAGGATACTGAGATCGGTGCCGGTATAGCCGTCGCTTTCCAGCTTATAGCCAAGATCGCGTACCGTGCTGCCCTGGTCCTGGACATACAGAACGGTATTGCCGACGACGATCGGCTCGACCTTGCTGGCACCGCGGAACTCTTGCGGCTTTACGATGATGGACGAAGGCGTGATGACCTCGTTGGATCCCGCGGATACTTTCCATTCTCCTCCAGATGTTAGCAAAATCAGGTCGGACAAAGGCACAAGGTGGCGTATTAAATTGACTTCTCTGGCGGCGACCGTTCTTGTGATGCTGTCATCGTCCTTTCGGGGCGATGAAAACGTCATGTTGTCGTAGTTTGCCGACTGCGAGAAAAAGATCGTTTGCGGCTTGTTATTGGTAGCGGCGTAGACCTTTCGTTGCTCGAAATAGCTGACGGTTGATGGAAAATTGTCTTCGCCGCGGAACGGGTTGCGTTCTTTCGGCGGCGTGTCGGTCTCGTCGGGTTCCTTGTTGTTGTCGGTAAAGGTCGGATTTTCGGCAGATCCGATGAACCCCATGACGCCGTTCACGTCGCGGTAGACGTTGTAGCTGTCGGCGTTTGTACTCGCGGTCCAGGTTATCGTGTTGTCGCGCGTGCTGTTGCTGTTGGTTAATTCAACAAACGTCAGGGCAGCTGTGCCGCCTGATGTATAGGCGGTGTAGCCGCTTGTGTTTTCACCTGTCAGTTCAAACGTGGTGGACGACAGCTGGTTGATCTTGAAACGCCGACCGTTCAACTCGGTCATGCCGCCGATGTTTTGAAGCAAAACCTCATCGTGATCTACAAACCCGTGCGTTGCCGTCGTTACAACCGCCGGGTTGGCTTGTGTAATATTACTGATGGCCTTGTGGCCCGAGATACCGGCAAGGCTTTCCTCGCCATCCTCCTCATTATAGGCGGTGACAGTGTATCGATCGGTAACCGAACCGGTTGTGTTTGCCGTGACAGCAAGGTTGGTCACAAATGTCTGCGTCGGGCTGAATTCTACTTCGGTAAACGACCAGGAGGTATGGGCTGTCCTGGTCAGATCCCTCACCGCATAGCTTGGGTGACAAAACGTCATCACATCGGCCGACTGGGTTTTCTTCAGGTCGAACAGAACCGCTTCCGGGTATGGCGTGGTAATTGTGTAGACCCGCGCCGCGGTGCCGCCTGATGTATACGCGGTGAACGCAGAGGAATTTATGTTGGTGCCGGCAAGATCCTGAAGTTCGAACGTATTTGCGGTTTTGTTGCTAACCCGGAAGTTTCGCCCGTTCAGCTGCGTCATGCCCACAACGCCGGAGATGAACACCTCTTCCCCATTTTGGTAGCCGTGGCTGGTTGCTGTTACCACACAGGGATTGGCCCTTGTGGCCGCTGAAATTGTCTTCGTTGCCTCGACAATCTGGCCGGCATCCTTGATGAACCGCATGTTGCTGTCAGACGCGATCAGGCAATACGTTTGCTCGGTATTGAAGGAAAACGGCATCAGCCTGACGGCCTTCGTGCTGTCCTTTACCTCGCAGATAAACTCCGTGCCTGGGCGGTTGGACGCCCCGCCATGCGCGTGGATCAGGGTATTGAAACAGGTCGCAAGGCCGGTTTCGTACTTGGTGAGATCGACGCGGGCATGGAGCGACGGACCCAGTTCGCCGCCGGTAAAACTGGCCTTGATGACCTTTGCCATTAGTCGCGGGCCTTGAGCCAGCTGGGATTAGTAGCAGGATCCTCCATCCCTTCATCCGCGTCGCGGCCGGCATAGGACACATACGTCTCCGAGTAGATCCGCAGCGCGTCGCTTTTCTTTTCAGATGAGCCAGTAATCGGTTCTGCAATGCGGTAGGCAATTGCCCAGGACAGGATCTCGACAAAACCCGGATCAAAGACAGTCGGGTCTGTAATCTTTGCGGTGTAGCGCAGTTCCGCATCGTCCTGGTCGGTAACGATCAGGCGAGAAGACGCGCCGTCATTTATGATTTCAAAATCAATCTTGTCGGCATCGACGGTATTGACGATCTCGATCGCGTTCAGCGCGTCGGCGGGATAGGCGTACTGGTATTCCCAGCGTGTCGGTGCTGTGCCGATCTTCGCCAGGCTGACATAGCGCGTGGCGAAGTTCCATTCATGCGCCCGCAACAGGCTGTCACGGGTAGACGCATAGTAGATATTGCAGAAACGGGCTTCCTCGGTGTTCTCGGACAATGCCTCGATCAGCGCCTCGGCACCAATATGGGCAAGCGCCTGGTTACAGATGGATACCTCGGAAACCGCCATGCTTTCATTCCCTTAAAAGGTCGGCTGCCCAGGCGGGTGAGAACCTGGGCAGCCTTCCCTACTATTCAGCAGAACTGTCGCTCTTTGGTGACCTAGATGGTTTCGATTTTGTTGCCTTCGACCCGCCGACAATCTCGGCATCGCTTGGCAAACGGTCGGCCATCTCGTCGGGCATTTCGACAGGGCTATCAAAATGCAGCCACTGTCTTTCGCCGTCCCAAAAGTTCCGCTTCAAATTGACCTTCATCGCATCAGGTCAATTAGTTGGTGGCATCAGCCTGTGCGCTCCAGCCGCTCGGATCGAGCGTCAGGAAGGCATTGATGGCCCCGGCCGTGGTTGTGGCTGTTGCCGTGGTAACGATCACGCCAAGGAACTGTTCGTAGGCGGGATCCTCCCAGGGCAGCGGCACCACATAGGTCTTGCCAGCGGTAAACACCGTCTTGGCTTCAGCCCCGGTCTGCCAGTGAACGGTCGCCGAACCATCGGTAGCGATGGCCGCGGCGGCGTCAGATGCCAGTTGAATGTTCACGGTTGCCGAACCACCGGATGCAACGGCCGTGGTTACCTGGACCACCAGGTAAATCACTTGACCATTGCCCAGGTCGCGGGCCGTGGTTAGGTCCATGACATCGCCTACGAGAGCGGTGCCAGCGGATGCTGCGATGCTTGTCGCGTCGCAGAACTCAGTTCTTTCATCCAAGATCATCGATCAATCCTCCGATCTCTAGGGTTAGGAAATCGTCGCTTCGTCAGCGGCAAGCGCATCGACGCGACGGATGGGGATGCCCTGGAACGCAGTGACCATTTTGCCGCCGACATTCTCGATCGTGAGTGTCGAACCGCTGGTTGCGTTGGACACCTGACGACGCAGGAACGACATCGTGTTCCGGCTCATGTAGAACGCAGCGCGTCCCAGCGAGAGGTTCGGAATTTGCGTCATTGCCTGGAACATCAGGTCAGGGAGGTCAGCACCGGAAGCCGCGTCCTTGGTGAGGGCGGACTTGTCGATGTTGCAAACCCGGACGATGTAACGCCAGTCGCGAACGGTGAGGCCCACATCCCAGCGGTAGTGCGTCCGGTATGCTTCCATGCGGCCGGTATTGGAGCCGCCAGAGGCATCCTCGATCGTGACCTGACCTTTATCAGTCACCGAAAGACCCGCTTTTGAGCCTTTGGGAATGATGCCGTGGCAGGTGTTCGGACCCCAGACAATGAGCCAGATCGACGCATTGTCTGAACCGGAGCCGCCGCCGGAGATAATGTTTTCCCCGTTGTTGGCGCTGGTTGAATTGAACCGTGGCGCAAGACCCATGAACTTTTCGCTGTCCGTGGAATTGTCACCGTAGAACAGGGTGTCCACGACCTGCTGGTTCATGCCCTCGATGTGGGCGCGGTCTTCAATCAGCCGGAACTGGGCTGAATTGCCATTGAGATCGGCAAGGGCCTTGTCGATTTCGGCATATGCTTCGAGCATACCGCAATCGTCCGTGACCTGGACGTTCTCGGATTTGTTCGGCTGAACACCGCCGTACAGTTTGCGCCAGGTCGGCGTAGGAATGCCGGCTCGGATCGTGGTTCGATGCCCGGTCGGAAGGTTGCCTTCCACCCAGGACATATCATCGAGAACCTCGTTGGTTTCATTGAGGATCTCAACGACATCAGCGATCGATCCGTCTGGATCGGTTGCCTTTGCCAAATCCGCCAATGTCGGATTCAGAACGGATAAAGTAGCCATGACAGCTTACTCCTCTTGGTTGAACATGGTTGGGTACATTCGTTCAGCCATCGACTGCGCTCTGGCAGGACCGTCAGCTGAACTGGTCGGAACGGCATCAGCAGGACTTACCGCTGCGCCGTGGCTTCGGAACGCCTCAATAATTCCCGGATGGTGGTCTAGCCCCAGGTGATGGAGCGTTTGACCCAGGTCGCCGTTTTTATCGACAGCGGCCAGACCCGCCTTGGCTTGCGCCAGGACTGGACCATCCATCAGGCCAGCTTCTTTCGATTGCTGGACCCATTGAGACGATCGAGATTGCCATTCGTTCATCACGCGATCGGCGTCCTGAGTTTGCATCTTCAGATACAAATCGATGGCAGATTGCGCTTGCTCATTCGAAAAGTTGTGAGCCTGCGCGAATTCAACAAACGCAGTCTCTCGCTCTTCGGTAAGCTGATAACCTTCTGGCAGTGACACCTCGTATTCCGCCGGCACTTCCGACTTGCCCTCTTGTTCAGAGCCAGCATCGTCAGTTGTCTCGGACGCCTGGGCGTCAGGTTCGCCGTCAAACGCTGACGGCTGTTCTGGTGCGGCAAATCCTTCTGCCTCACCGGAATTCTGTTCGGCGGCGGGTGCCGCCTCTTCGGTTGCTTCAGCTGCTACAGCTTCTTCAGCCATTATTTTTCACCCTTTCCATTGATGTTATTTCCTCAACAATCTTCGCATACACATCTTTGCGTTGCGGCTTCATAATCTCGGCCAGCAATGCCCGCGCCATTGACTGCCGACCTAGCCGATATGCCGTCAGATCCGGTTGATCCACAACAAATGCATCGGTCAACGCGCCGCTGTCGCCCAGCATCTCTCCCTGGCACAAAAACCAGACAAACCGCCTGCCTTCTGTTGAGGATAACACAACATCAAGATCACGACCAAATTGCTCCTGGTTGTTACGGACAACCGCTGTGCGTTGGCGAACCTCTCGGGCAGACGACAGGTCCGTGCCGTTATCCGCCATCAATGAACGTCCGGGTGCTTGTTCTTGAGGGCATCGGTGATGTCGTCAAATTTGAGGTAAACAATGACATGGGCATGGCACCGCGGGCAGCTGAGATTAGTCTCCAGGTCAAATTCATCCGACATTTCGTAATCGTGGTCGCCGCCCCAGATCAGTTTTTCGCCGCAATGCCAGCAGTTCATTTTGTCGATACCTCTCGCAAGACCTCGGCGACAGGTGCCCCCCAGCCGTTACAGGTGGGGCATTCAATTGTGCGCGTGCGGATTTCCTGCCAGCGATCAGGGCTGTAGCCGCCCGTGGTATACTCTACTTCGACCTCGCCTATGCCGTCGCACTCATGGCAATTCATGGAGCGCCTACCCCGGCGATCATGTCGCCTAGCAGTGTTTCTTCCTGGGTGGATGTGTCGCCCAGCAGCTTGGCCCCGGCTGCCGCCTGGCTGGCCTGTTCCATCATCTGCTGCTGCTGCATCTGCTGCTGACGCGCCTGGCGGGCCTCTGCCACCTGGTCATCGGTCTTGATAACCCCAGGCGGGACGCCGCGGAGTTCCCCGAATTCATCGACCGACTGATCAAAATCGAATTTATCGACCACATCAGGCGAGATCGCTGCGAGGGATCCGACGAACTGGGCTGTATCCTGTAGCCCGAGGATGCCCTGGGACTTCTGGGCGCGGGCCATCATCGAAATGTATTCGACGCGCAGTGGCTGCCCCTCCAGTTCCTGGGGTATCGGCGGGGTCATGCCCGTCTGGACCATGCGATCGAACATATTATCGATCAGCGGATCCAGCAGGTCGTGGTTCAGGCGTTGCAGCACCGGGCCAAGCACAAGCAGTTTTTCTTCCCGGCGCTCGTCTATCTCGGTTGCCGTGCGCGGTTGCAGCCGGGCGTCATTCGCCATCATCAGGAACAGATCGGCGTAGAACGCGGACTGGATGCGCTTTCTCACATCTTCCATATCCATGATGAATTCATTCAGGCGCGGTTGCAGCTGATACGCCGGCTTGAACCCGCCCGTGCTGGACGTATCGGCAAACGTCACATCGCCCGGCAGCGTGGTCATACGCTGGTTTTTCATGCCCGGATCCGCAACCATCGGCGGGTTGACCATCTTGGCAATCGCCTGGCCCTTCTTCTTTTGCTGGTCCTGCAACTGCTTCACGTCGCCCAGGCATGTCATGCCGGGACCGCGGCCGTAGGTGTCGGGCACCTGTAGGTGCCAGCGTGGTGCATAAACCGGAAAACTCGGAAAACCGGAGGTGGACAGCAGCTTGCCGTCATTGCCGCCCTTCTCGTAGCAGACCATCCGCCAGGGCATTTCAGCTGTTCGCTTGTCGCCAAACAGTGAAACGACATTGTCGCCCCAGTATTGACCGCCCTGGAGATCGTTCGGCTCGATCAAATGAACAACCTCGACCCAGCCGTCATAGTCGCCCTTTGCATAGCGATCCTTGACGGCTTGCGAACAGTTTTCAAGGCCGTACATGGCGACGACCTGTTCCACCGTCAGCTGGCATTCGCGATAGATCGAATTAACGGTGTAGGTGTAGTCCTGCGCCAGGCAGTATTCGCCGGTCGAGAACGCCTGGAACCGGACGACATTCTCGAAATCGTTGAACTGCATCATCACACCGGTGCCGTACACTGCCATTTCCTCATAGACGTAGGGCAGCACCTGGTAGAAATTGCTCTCGGCAAAGACTTCGTACATCGTGTCCTCGACGGTCTTGAGCCAGTTCTTGACGGGGCCGAACTCCATCATTTCGCTGTCAGGCGTTCGCAGCTGGAACCATTTGCGGGCGGGAGAGGTAACGCCCGACATCAGGCCAGACACAAGCGTGTTCAACGCCCTGGTCGCTTCACTGTCGATAATCTTCTGATTGATCTTCTCGCCCCTGTTCGGCATCGATTGCGTCTTCAGGGCAGACCCGATGAACCGGCCGCGGCGCGGCAGGATGTACTCGTTCAATTCCTTCCAGTGCGATATCCAGGACTGTCGTTCGTTGATCAGCCTGGCATGACGCCGCTGGAACGGTTCGCGCGGATCTCCGGCCATATCAGCCTCCGAGTAGACGTTTCATTTGACGATCGGCCTGTTCTGCAATGCCAAGCGCACCGGTTCTAATTGTCGATTGCCGACCGGACATTGCCCGAATGCGACGCCGCTCTGTTTGGCGGGCTTCACGCACCGCGGGACTGGCTGCTACCGGCGGCGCTGCTGGTGCAGGAATCGGAGCCGGAGGGGCTGGCTTCGGAGGACTGGGCGTACACATCAGGACACCAGCGGCGACGTAGTTGTGTCGCTCCCCTGCCCGGCACGAAGACGTTTCTGTTTCTCGGACAAGCTGTCCGCATAACCTTCCTCAACAGCCGCGCCTGGCACTGCCGGCGGTTCGTTCGTTACCGGCGGCGGCGGGGCCATTTGTTGGCCTCCTCCAAAAAAACACATGATCAATACCTCTTCTTCATCTTTCGAGCGCCAGGCCTGGACGCAGCTTTCTTTGCGGCCGCCTTGCCTTTCGCGGTGTAGGGATAGGATTTCATTTTCCCGGACTTCATCTTCACTTTTGGCATGTTGCTTCCTCTCAATATTCGAAATGATCAGTTTCAATTTGCGCCTTTGCCTGGACGCCCTGGTGCCGCGGCGCGATCGGCACGGCAAAGGTCAGTGCCAGGGCATCAGCAATGTCAGGGCTGCTGAGACCGCGGCGCTTCATGTCTGTTTTCTTTTCCAGGACGATCTCCAGATCGCGGACATAGCCGTATTCCCGGCCGGTCAGTTCGTCATGCAGTTCAGGATCGTCGGGTATGGCACCACCGGCCTTGAGCCAGGCCCGCATTCCGCCCCACATCTCAGCTGCCTTGTTGGCGTAGCGTTCGCCCTTGCTGTCACCGCGTTCGGAATTGTTGGCCTTGCCACCAAAATTGATGTCGTAGACTTCGGCACCGCCGGTATTGAGCCGACGCAGCTGATCAACCACACCACCGCCAACGCCGCCGCCATCCACGCATATTGCATCAGCCTTGCGCTCGATCGCCCAGCTGGCGACACGGTTGGCAAGTTCAGTTGTGTCTACGCCGCGCAGCTTGATCGGTGCGAACCCGCGGCCGTCGCGGCCTATGCGCGTGTAAATAACGCTTTGATCTTCGCCAAACCTCGCCGCATCCACGCCCAGAACGATTGGCTGCGTTCGATCAAACGCAGGTTCTTCCACTTTTGCCGCAGCTTCGACCGTATCCCCCGAAATAAATTGCAAGTCGCCCGACTTCGGGAAGAGACCCCGGACTCGAACTCGGACAAAATCTGAATCAAGACCCCAATCATCACACCATTCCTGAATTTGTTCCTTGTTAGTGAGAGACACGGAGCGGCTGTCAATTTGCCTGGTGAGCCATCTATGCTTGTATCTGCCGAAGCATTGCCGAAACCGCCCCGTGTTCTGCGTCGGGTTGCCAAAGGCCGCCCATAGGATTTCGGTGTTTTCGTCCGTCAGTGCGCCTTCGGCGACTTCCCAGATCGGATCCGCAATCTTCGATGCCTCATCAAAGATCAGCACCAGGCGCTTGCCCTGGTTGTGCAGGCCGGCAAACGCTTCGGTGTTGTGTTCACTCCACGGCACCAGGTCGATGCGCCAGGTGCGCTCATGCTTGGGATCGGCGGAAAAGATCGCCGTCACCGTGACCTTGAACATTTCACGGATCTCATCGACCAGCAAACGATGCCATTTACTTAGCTGTGGCTGCGTCTTGGTCTTCAGCTGGTTGTCCGTGTTGGCTGTCACGACCCCCATCGTGTCAACGCACGTTGCCATCGACCACAATATGATCCAGGCAACCAGGGCAGACTTGCCAATGCCGTGACCGCTTGCGACTGCCAGGCGCAGCGCCTGGTTAACGTCCAGCCCGTCGCGTATCTGTCCAAGGATCTCAGCTTGCCATTCTTCAGGGCCGTCATGGCCTGCCAGGTCGCCCTCGCCCCATCGAAACGCGCTTTCGACAAACGCCAACGGATCCGACGCACAGCTGTCCAGCGCATCGGCAAGCCGGTCCATTTCATCGATGGCCGGCAAAGCGTTCATTTACGCGCCGCCCTTCTGGCTGCCAGGCGATCGGCAAACCCAAACGATACCGAGACCTCGGTCTGCGACTTGTCGGTTATGAGACCATGCAGCTTTGCCAGCCCGGTAGCAGATCCGTTCATGGCGGCCGGTTGCTCGATCTCTTTGCCCATGTTGAACGCTTCTCGATACATTTCGGTCAGTGTTTCGATCGTGATGTCATGCTTGCGCTGCGCCCTGGAATGTAACTCTGCGACCCTTGCCCTGATCTTGCCCTTATCAATCTCAACCTTTGCTTTCCGGTTAATCGTTTCCGGCTTCATGTTTCCCGCGTTGTAAGCCTGGCGGTAAGCCTCGCTGGCGTTCCCGGTTTCCACATATGCCAGGCAAAAAGCCTCCTGCTTCGGCGTCAGCGTCTGCTTTGTCATGTTGAGATAATAACAACAGTTTGCCAAAACAAAAAACGCCCCACGGTGAATGCCGCGGGGCGGTAAGTTTCAGGGAGGGAACCCGTTGCGGGTTCGTTCATAAAATAGTTGCAATTATCCCAACTTACAACCATGATCGGAATAGTACGATTACGGGAGTGTTTTTTTGAAGCGCAACATTCCAGTCAGCCCTGTCGGCAAAATACTGAATGACATTCGCCGCGAACGCGGCATGTCGGTTCAGGCGGTCGCTGACATTTGTGATGTCGCTCCAAGCACAATCAGAAATTACGAAAACAGCATACATCCGCAGCTGGATGCGGTCGAAGCTATTGCAGAGGCTCTCGGCTACGAAATCGATATTCTGTTAAAGAAAGACTAGCCGAACATGACTGCCTCCCCTATAACCTTGCCCGACCAATCGGATTTTTCCTATGGTGAAGGGTGTGTAATGAAACCAGATCGCGTGTACATCGTCGATCGCCTAGCCGAGTTGGGCAAAACGCAAACGGCTCTCGGCAAGGAACTGAAAATAGATCGCGCCCAGGTAACACGGTTGCTAGACGGATCCAGGCGGGTTCGGCTTGATGAGGTTGAGACAATCGCAAGATTTCTCGACATCTCTACAATCGAGATGCTGCGTCGCCTGGGGCTGAATTTATAAACACTAAAACCCAATCAGGTAGACCGGGAGGAAAGCATGACTAACAAAATAAAACTGGCAACGACCGACGGAAAAGGCGTTAACGAAAAAAGCCCGTTTGAAATGCCGCAAGGGGCAGAGCCGTTTCAAACTTATTCTCTCAAAGATAATTTGAACCGGTCGGAATTTGCTGCGAACTGGAGGGCTTTTTTTGGAAGAGACGAACGATCCAAACAGTTGATCAACAACCCCCGCCGACAACAGCGTCAGCTTGGTAAAATTGAGGAGGCGCAAAAATATGGAAAACAAAAGTAGTCTCGCACTAGAGTTAGCACGTCTTCTCCAGGAGAGGTTGTCGAACAAAGACGACGAACTTGCGTATGTCTTGTCTCTTGATCTTGTAGAGGCGCTCGAAGCTATGCAGCCGACCGGTCCAGATCGATCCGCCGATCCTTCTCGATCAGATCTGACCAATAACGATAGCAACCAAGATCAAAGTGAAGCCGCCTAGCTCCGGTGAAATCCCCGTTACGCTGTTTTGAGACTGTGACAACCACGCCGCCTGCGCCCAGGTAGCCTTCCTGCGCCTCGCTCAGTTCCTTGCCCTCGTCTGCCTCCTCGCGCAGCCTCTCCCAGTCCTTGTCCCGCCACACACCGATCACGTTAAACGCATTAGCCGTGATCTCCATCGTCCCCTTGACGCTTTCAACATCCGGCGGCCCCTTGTCTTCCTTGCCCGCCTTCCGCGTATGCGCCACCAGGTGAATATGCACGTTCTTTTGTATCGCAAAATCTACAATCTCGAACATGGCCGCTTCCTGGGCGTTGTAATCGTCCTGGGGAATACCGCACCGCATAAGGCTGTCGATCACGAACGTGTCTGACCCATACGCCGCGGCGCAATACTCGAACGCTTCGAGCATGTTTGAAACCGTATCCTTACCGACGCGGTTGTAGATCAGCAGCGAGGGATCCAGCCAGGACAGGCACTCGGAAATATACGCCTCGGTCGGCCGGCGATCGTCACCACCTATGCCCGAAATCTGCTTGATCATGCGCTTGAGCGTTTGCGCGGGTGCCATCTCCAGCGACGCCAGGACAACCTTCGCCCCGCGGTTGGACCAATGCACCATGCAGTCACTCAACAGCTGGGACTTGCCGCTGCCGGTCGATCCGGTCCAGACCGTCACCTCGCCAGGGCGAAAAAATACCTTCGTGCCAAACACCTGGTAAGGCAGCACGTGGCCCTGGGGCCTGTCGTCAGGCGGGTAAAACAGATCGATTACGCGATCGGTAAAATCGACCACCTTCGACAGCTGGTCAGGGTCCAGTGCCTCGGCCCCCTCGATTGCGGCATCGATGTCTTCCTTCGGCACACCGTCCATCAGGCAATCGTTTGCGTCTTTTTTGGGCAGCTGCACAACCCGGCATCGATGTCGGCCCAGGCGCTTGGCAATCTCTGCCACCGCTTCCCTGCCAGGCTCATCGTTATCGAGCGCCAGGTAAATTGTCTCGAACCGCGCCAGGTGATCGAATTCGCTTTCGATCCAGTCCTGCTTGTTGCCACCGCCGCCGCCAAACGGCACAGACATGGCGTCATGTCCGTAGGCCGCCATGCTCAATGCATCGATCTCGCCTTCGGTTATCACGATCGACCTGGCGTTGGGATCCACCGCCTGCCAGCCGAACAGGATCTTTTCGCAGTCTCCGACCAGCGGCTTGGGCTTTGCCCCATCAACGGGGTCGCGAACCTTGTACATGATCAGTTCGCCGTCACGCAGGAACGGGAAACAGATCGCACCATCCTTGTCGCCGACCTTGTAGCTTTCGAGGATTGCCTCGGGCAGATTGCGGTTTTCACACAGGTAATCGCGCACCTTGTTGCGCGGCCGCACCATCTTCGGCTTTTCGGGGCGGACATATTCCCGTTTCACCGGTCGCACAAACGCCGGGCGCTCCATGCCCAGGTAGGACCGGATATCGTCCAGGGCTGATTTCAGATCCTGGTCGCGCACCTGGCACCACAGATCGATAAGATCGCCACCCTTTCCCGCGGCAAAATCTGTCCAAAGACCAGCCTTTGGACCATCCAATCTTATCTTCAGCGACTTGCCAGCCTCACCCGTAATAGAGCCAACTTCATATTCCCCGCGGACAACCTTGCCCGCCGGGAGAAGTTCCTGGCAAACCGACTGGCACTGTGATGCCAGGGCGCGTTTGATTTCCGAAATGTCGCCTCTCATGCCTGGGCTTCCTTTATGGCACGGCGCATCCGCGCCTCGGCATCAAGATCGATCACATCGGAATTTCTGTTTTTCTTGGCCAGCGCAGCGGAGCAACGGGCAAACCATTTGTCCGGCTCAACGCCTTCGCTTGAATAATAATCATCAAGGGATTGCAGTTCGGCCGGGAGGTCTACCCGCGGATAAGCCTCCAACCACCTGTCGTATTCTTCCTGGGTGGGGGAAATCACCTTGCCGGTAAATACCTTCTTTCCCTTCTTACCCTTCTTACCATTCTTATAGTTTGTCGCGTTGCTGTCGCGCTCCTGTCGCGTTTGTGTCGCGGTTGGTGTCGCGCTGGCTGTCGCTGTTCGCGTTTGTTCGCCCTGGTATCTGTCATAATTACAGATGGTTACGACAAATATGCCTGTCGCGGTGTCTGTCTCGATCATTGTCGCGGTTTCGAAGCGCCTAATGAGACGCCTTACGGCGTCCTTTTTCCATCCCCAGGCGTTCGCCATGAACCGCAAACTGGCCGCAAATTGACCTCGCTCCAGGTGGATCTCGCGGCCCTCGATGTATTTGATGCCGGCCTCAAACCGGGCTTCGGACAACATCCATAGCCAGACGCTCCGACGATCGAAGGCTTGCCCCTCGAAGACCGGTGACTGGAACAGCTGGCGGTGGACCTTGATAAATCCGTTCATTCCGTTTCGACTTTCTCACACTCCCAGATCCATATTTCGGCCGGCTCGTCACCGCCCCAGACCAGTCGTAAATCTACAATTTTGCTGTCGTCCTCGATGATCTCATGCTTGACCAGGATGTCGGACATGGCTTTCTCCAGATTGCCCAGGTCACGCTTGCGGCGGTCTGTCCTGGCAAACCGGTACTGCACCGCTACGTCACCCTGGTAGCTTGCAACCCGGTTATGGACCAGATACCCCCGCACCTCTTTCAGTTTCGGGGCACAAATTTTTTCCCAATCGCGATACCGCTTTGTCTTCACCCTGCCCTTACGGCCGGCTGGATCGGTAAAACACGCTGATAGCGGCGGCGGCCTTTCAGGCAGCCTGATCTTCAGCATCAGTCGCATCGATGTAATCAAGCACCCGCGCCTGGGTCTTCAGCGTTACCGATCGCCCAGACCTGAGATCGAAAACGAAAGACCCATCGTTCATCACTTTCGATCCGAATTCTGTCGGGTACATCGATCTCTTTCTGATGAAGGTTTCGACGGTGTCGAGGAATTCCGTACTGTCCATTTTCGCTCCAGTCGTAAAAATACGATTTCCTTTATAGGCCCGGTGTCAGAATGTCGCAATCTTATTTTTCCTATTGATCGGTCGGTAAGTTCCGATTACGGTGCGCCCAGATTTCTTGGCGTAATTCAGGTGTTTTATGGATACTGTCCGTCGCAAGCTGCACGACGCGATCCTCGACAGTCGAGAGGATATGCAATCTCTCTCCCTGGCAGCCGGAAAAAACCGAACTTATTTGCAGCAATACATCCGCCGCGGGCAGCCCAAGTATCTGCCGGCAGATGTCGCATTGGCTGTATGTGACAAGGTAGACCTGGACTGGCAGGAATTCGTCTCGCCCAAGATCGCTCAGGTCGGTGCCAGCGGCAAAGGCTCGAACAAGACACGCTCGATACCTGAACTGGACGTGAGAGCCGCGGCCGGCCCCGGCGCCCTGAACGACCAGGAAGCACCAGTCGCCTGGTGGGCCTTCCCGCCCGAACAGGTCCAGGCAATGGGCGGTGCGATAAACGACCTGGCAATCATCCGCGTCGATGGCGACAGCATGACGCCCATGCTTCAGCCTGGCGATCGCGTGTGTGTCGATTGCGCGCGCAAGGCCCCTTCCCCGCCTGGCGTCTTTGTCCTGTGGGACGGTGCCGGCCTGGTGATCAAGCGCCTCGAAGCCCTGCCTGGCGAAAAGGTCAGGATCTCATCGGCGAATGCCGATTACGGTGCGACTGAACAGCCCCTTGATTCGGTCGAGATCAAGGGCCGCGTCGTCTGGATGTCCCGCTCCCTCTAAAAATCAAATTAGATAAAGTGTAAATAACTGCTTGCAATCGGAGATTTCCTATTTATACTCCGTGTTGAGATTATCGCAACGACACAACAAGGAGAGAGACACATGACTTACAGATGGATAATTACCGCCGACCACATTGACGGTAATGTCAAAAGCGAAGCCCTTGGATTTGAAGGCGGATCGCACAAAATTGATCAGCCTATGCCAACCAATAACGAGACCGACTTCCAACTGCTTGACGATGACATGGTGCTTTACTACTCGGGCAAACTCTACGGCGACTTTGACGGCTTTGAACCGCTCGATGACTTCGGTATGGCTTACGCCGGATGCACAACGGTCAAGCTGCGTAACTCCGCAGGAAAATTTGAGATACTTTAAGGAGAACCACACTACTTTTGAGAAAGGCGACAAAAACATGATCGTTCGAATAAACAACAATCGGTATTGCCTGGGGAAAACCGAGGCCCGCGAACAGCGGGAATTAAATACCCACTTAATTACCCCTGGCGCATCGGCCGCGGACCCCCTGGAGATCCCCGCATTCTTGAAACGCACCGGCCCCGCTCCCAAGGTGCGGAAGCAGCGGCGCACCAGGCAGCGATGGAACATGCCCAAGCTGCCGTTCGCAACGCGGCCGCCGAAGGCCAAGGCATGGAAGGGCGCGACCAGGGCGACCGTTATCCTGGGCGACGAGTGCCCCAGGATCGGCAGCGGGCAGCGCCATGTCTGGGCAAAGCGCGGGCGCAAATGGGTGCTGCTTTGTGACAGCCTGGGCAACCGCGGCAAACTCCGCATTGCAGACTTTGACCGTTTTCTCCGTGCTTGAATGATCGTATTTTTCCTATTAGGATCTGAACCATGCAACTGACAGCAACAGCCAACAAGTTCATCGCCGTGACCACATACGAGGAGCGGGCTATTCCAAAGGCCGCCCGCTTCCGCTGGGATCCCCAGGCCAAGCACTGGTGGACAGACGACGCCGACATAGCCTCGAACCTGATCGACTTTGCCGACGCCAAGGCCAGGGCAATCCTGGACAAGGGTGCCGAGAACAAGGCCGCGGAGATCGAGGCCAGCCGCGCCGCCGACTGGGACGGTGAAATCCCCTGCCCCGAAGGGCTGTCCTATCTGCCCTATCAGCGGGCTGGCATTGCGTTTGCCATGTCGCGCCGCAGCACACTGATCGGCGACGAGATGGGCCTGGGCAAAACCATCCAGGCGATCGGTGTCATCAATTCCATTTCGAACTTCGGCCGCGGCGTGATCGTCTGCCCGGCATCGCTGCGCCTGAACTGGCAGCGCGAGATCGAGAAGTGGTCCGTCCATGACCTGACGATACAGATCATTGAGGGCGGTAAGCCTGTTGCCCTGGACGGCGACATCATCATCGTGAACTACGATGTCCTGGCAAAGCACCCTGCCCTGGCGGAAACCCACTGGGATCTTCTGATCTGCGACGAAGCGCATTACATGAAGAACCCGAAGGCAAAGCGCACCAAGGCAGCCCTGGCGATTTCCGCCGACCGCAAGGTGTTCCTGACCGGCACCCCTATCCCCAACCGCCCGATCGAGGCGTGGACGCTGGTCAACGCGCTCGACCCTGATACGTTCAAGTACAAGAGCGCCTACTCAAAACGGTACTGCAACGGCCACCACAACGGTTTCGGCTGGGACGAAAGCGGAGCCTCAAACCTTGGGGAGTTACAGGAAAAGATGAGAAGCACAATTCTGGTCCGCCGCCTGAAAGGTGATGTCCTGAAAGACCTGCCGGCGAAGGTCCGCCAGGTGATCTCTGTGCCGACCACCGGTTCCGCCCGCGCAGCTGTCGAGCGGGAGCGCGTCGCCTTTGAACAACGCGAGGCCATGCTCGAAGGTATGCGGGCTGACGTTGAACTGGCCAAGGCCGAAAGCGACCAGGCATATCGTGAGGCCGTCGCTCGATTGAACCAGGCGCTCCAGGTGCAGTTCGAGGAGATGTCGAAGCAGCGCCTCGATAGCGCAATGGAAAAGATCGACTATGTTATCGAGCATCTGACCGAAGCCCTGGCTGACGGCCGCAAGGTCGTGTGCTTCGCGCACCACAAGGTCATCGTCCGCAAGCTACAGGAAGCCTTCCCTGGCAGCGTATCGATCACCGGCGAGACACCCATGCAGCAGCGCCAGTATGCCGTCGATGCTTTCCAGTCTGACGATGAGGTTAAACTGTTCATCGGTAACATCCAGGCGGCGGGCGTTGGCCTTACCCTGACGGCTGCCAGCCACGTTGTGTTCGCGGAACTGGACTGGGTGCCTGGCAACGTCACGCAGGCGGAAGACCGGTGCCATCGCATCGGCCAGACCGATAGTGTCCTGGTGCAGCACATTGTTCTGGACGGGAGCCTCGACGCCCGCCTGGCGCAATCCCTGGTGCATAAACAAAACGTGATCGATACCGCGCTCGATCGTGAGGTTGTGTCGGTTCCCTTTACCCCGCCGCCGGTTGAGGCAGCGTCTGCCAGCACCAAGGGCGGGGCGCTTGCCGAAGAAGGCAGGCTGATGACCAGCGACCAGATCGCCGCGGCGCATGAGGCGGTCATCCGCCTGGCGTCAATGGACAGCGACGGTGCCCGCGTTCAGAACGCTGTCGGCTACAACAAGATCGACAGCCGAATTGGCCACAGTTTGGCAGAGCGGGAGAGCCTTACGCCGGCGCAGGCCGCACTTGCCCGCAAGGTGGTGGCGAAGTACCGTCGCCAGCTGGGTGACGCTTTGATCGAAAGGATGGGGCCATGACCCTTAAAAAATGGATAGTCGGCATTGACCCATTCGATCAGGCGGAACAGGGATATATTGTCCACCGGCAAGCGCCTGCATTTACCGCGAAATGGATGATCGAAGACGAGGACAGCACCGCTTTTTCTGACCTCGTATATACAGATGCGGACCAAGAAAGCGCCGTGGCGGTGTATGATTTCGAATGGACAGACACCGCGCCCAGCGAGGACTTATTTCGGAAAACGATGGATGACGCCGTTAGCGCCATTGATGCCTATCTGAGTAGTTTGGAATTGACCTATTGAACGACCTTCGTGATTTAACTGTGGACCGATAGTCGTATTTTTCCTATTATCGTCGGAAATAAGAGGTGAGATGAATGAACGAGTACACACTATATGACGGCAGCGTGAAGCTGACGATGGACAGAAACCACGTCTATCGCGCAGCTGTGGACGGTGCCAAAAAATTTCATGTCCCGAACGTGACCACGATCTTGGGCATGAAAGACAAAACTCGGGCGATGATGCACTGGCAACGGACATGCATCAGGGAAGAGTTCGAAAAGCAGTTCCCGGTCGGCCAGACGTTCAAGATGGACGAGATCCAGCGCAACCGCGCGATCGACACTATTGCGTCGGCGGCCGACAACATTTCCCGGCAGGCTCGTGAAATCGGCTCACTGACCCACGACTACATCGAGTTACGTCTGGCCGGCGGAGACGCCCCCCTGCCGTCGCACGAAGAAGCCAGGAACGCCTGCACCGCGTTTAACAACTGGCTCGGTGATCACGATGTCCAGGTCATGTTCACTGAGCGCATGTGCTTCTCGAAGCGCCACTTCTATTGCGGCACCACCGACCTTGTCGCGACCATTGATGGCAAGCTGACCAGCCTCGACTTCAAGACCAGCAAGGCAATATATCCCGAGACTTTTCTCCAGGTCAGCGCCTACACCGAAGCACTTGAGGAAGAACTGGGTATCGAGATCGAGCAGCGGGCCAGCCTGCGCTGCGACAAGGCGGATGCGTCATACGAATACCTGGTCTTTCCCGACGAACACATCCGCGATTTCGAGACATTTCTGAGCCTTCTCCGGCTCTACCATTTTGACAAGCAAGCAACGAAGGAACTGAAGGAGTTAGCAGCATGACCGCGACTATTCACAAACTGTATCGATACGGTGCGCCGGACACATCTATCGACGCCGGCGACAGCATCGACACAACCGCGCTCGAACAGATTGTTCTGAACGTGATCAGGGCGCACCCGGACGGCATTATCTCGGACGAGGTCCGCGATATATGTGCGCGGGATTATGGCATCACGGCTTATTCATCCGTCACCGCCAGGTACCGGGCGCTGGCGGACAAGGGTGCCATTGAGTTTATCGGCAAACGGCCAGGGGCTTCCGGCCGCCAGCAACGCGTAATGATAGCGAAGCCAACCCAGATGTTTTTATTTGATCAAGCAGTCGGAGATTTACGATCATGAACGGAAATACAGCTATGCAGCAGCAAGAAGTTTTCACCGCCACAACCGGGCTTCAATACGTTAACCCGAGGAACGGCAATCGCCCCGCGTCGATAAAAGGCACAGACGGGCAATATTACACCATCAGTGACGTTGCCTTCGAGACGTACCAGCACATGCAAGGGCAACAAGCTGAACTGACCTATGTCGAACGCGAGAGCAACGGCCGCGTATACCGTAACTTGACCGCGCTCAATGGTGAGGCCATGCCGCGGGACCAGCGGCGGAGCGCAGCCCCAGCGCCGGCACCCCAGGCACCCAGTGCGACAGTTCAGCAGCTGCCCGTGCAGCCGGCACCTCGACCGGTGGCCCCGGTTGCGAACGCCCCGCGGCCGGAAGATGTGCCGCCAGGCATATGCGGCATCCTCAAGTCTGCGATCGAGAGCGGGATAACCCGTGAAGAAGCGCAGAAGTGGATTGCCCTGGGCCTGGGCAAGGAACCAATTGTCGATGACGAGATCCCCTTTTGAGGTTCGCCGCCATCCGGCACGGCCTCGAACTGAGGCCCACAGACGAAGCGGGGCGGCAGGCGATCCAGTCGCTCCGCCTCCACGACCAGGTGATGGTCGAGGTGAAGCAGGCGCGATCTCTCCGGCAGCACCGACTGTACTGGGGATTGATCCGCACGGTTCACGAAAACCTACCCGAAGAATTAGAGAAAAATTTCCCGCGGCCAGAGAGCCTGTCAAAGGCAATCCTCGAAGCACTCGATTATGTCGATACGCTCACCGGCCTCGATGGCAAGCAGTTTCGCCAGGTCAAATCGATCGCGTTTCACAACATGGACGCGACAGAGTTCAACGACCTGATGGAAAAAGCGATCGACCTGGTGACCACCAGGCTGATCCCCGGCCTTGGGTCCGCGGATCTCATGGAAGAAGTAACCGAGATGATCGGCTAATTACGACTATTGATAGGAGAGAACCATGACGCTCATAAAAATGATTTGGTCATACCTCAACAGGGGAGAGCAGGAAAAGCCGGCGAACTTGCCGGCACCCCTGGCCAACCCGCAATACCTCGGGCTGCACATGGCGGAAACGACCGCAAAGGCAGGGCGTAATTTCTAAAGCACTGGCATACTTTAGGGCAGACCCCGAGGATACAGACAAGTGCGAGTTGGTCGTCGCGGTTGATGGCGAAGTAAACATCCTTCCGTTTCCCAGGAAACAATGCATCAACGCGATTCGGACACTGCTGCACTTTGTTGAGAAAATCCCACCTAGCGAGGAACGATCATGATCGGTAAAATCCCATTGAGTGAACTGAAAAAGCAGCGCGACGATATGATCGTGCAGCTGGCCGTCGCCGGCTTAACCTATTTAGAGATAGAGAATGCGATCAGGGATGAAAGCAAATTCAACCCAGTGCGGATCAAGGCCCAGCGAATTGGCCAGATCATTCGCGGTTATGGCGAGATCAGCCACTACGACGTACCGCTGTCAAAGCGCCGGAGTTTGTGGTCCAGGCTGCGTGACTGGTGGCTGCTATGATGCCGCGCGGATTGCGACGCCGGGATGCGGCTGCCTACGTTGCCCTGGGCGTCAGCAAGTTCGATCAATTGGTCGCAGACGGACGTATGCCCCCGCCGAAAAAAGCGGACAAGGTCAGCGTCTGGGATCGCGAACAGCTGGACGAAGCATTCGATCGGCTGCCGACCAAAGAAGAAACGTCAGAAATCGATCAGCGACTGGACGCATTCGCTGATGGCCTCCGATAAAATCAGACACTTCCGGGAAGAGTTCGGCCGATATTATTTTGTCGCATCACCTCAAATGCGAAGGGCTGGCTGGCGCAATGAGCCGCTCGGCAAAGACCTCGCCAGGGCGCAACAAAGAGCGATAGAACTGAATGTTCAATGGGACAAAGAGCGCAAGGCAGAACAGACAGACCTTGAAACACCACCCGCGCCAGGAACCCTTGGATGGCACATGCGCGAGTACCTGGACAGCATCGCCCACGCCGACAAATCTGCCGTTCGCCAGGACGAGATGGAACGCGCATTCACCACAATCTTGAAAGCCTTTCCCGACACAAAAGTCGAAAAAATCACGGCGAACCACGTTGAAAAATTTTACACGGCCCTTCGCAAGCACAAGTCAGTAAGCAAAGCACAGCGCGTAATGAAGGATTTGCGCTTTATCTTTAATCGCCTGGAAAAGCAGAACGTCATCAGCTTTAACCCAACGCGATCAACGCGGGTTAAAGAGCCGCCGTCGCGCACCACTATTTGGACCGCCGACATGGTGGCAGACGTTGTGATGAAAGCAGAAGAAATGGACATGCTCGGTGCGGGCTGCGCTTTTATGATCGCCTACGACACCAGCCTAAGACCGGGGGATATTCGAGCCATCAAAGCAGAACAATTGTTCCCCACGCACATCGAACTCATACAGGCGAAGACGGGACGCCCACAGTACGCGCCTATATGGCCGGAGACATATGACCTGATACAGCGTTACCTGGCCTCTACGGGGCTTAAAATCCATCCTGGGGCTATTCTGTTACGGACGCCGACCACACATGGCAGATACCGCGGCGTAGCCTTCACAAAAGATCGGCTGACAAAAGACATCCGAAAGATCATGGATGCTGCCGGCATACCCAAATCATTGCAGATGCGCGACCTACGCCGGACAGCTAGCGTAGAACGCGCAGAGGCGGGCGCTACAGCGGCAGAACTGGCAGCTGGCACCGGACACTCGATCGAGAAGAGCCAGCGGATCCTGGACACCTACAATCCGGCTTCGTTTACGATGGCCAAAAACGCCCAGGACAAGCGCCGCGACAGGCAAAAGTCGCGAAACAGCGCCGGCTAGATCGCGAAAAAAGTCGCGAATTTCGCTTCCAGTAAGGGATACAGAGGGTGTGCGCTTGCGTGACAGGCCAGCGCTCTAACCAACTGAGCTACACCCCCACAATGCCTAATACATTGATCAGGCTATGTTTTTCGGAATGTCGAAAAAATCTTTCGCGACTTTATTTTCCGCGTCACATCCCACTGTTTACCATAGTTTCCCGTGCTGTCACATGGCAAAAGTCGCGAAAGTTAGAGCGCCTATTTTCTTCCCCGCTTCCAGGTCAGGAACTCCGCACCCTCCTCCAGGTCGGCAAACGGCTTCACCCTGGTCGGCGGCGGTGCCTTTGGATCGATCACAAATATAATTGTCGAGCCATACCGCTCTTCGTGAAATCCGCCCCTCTTGCCGTACTCATCGTGCCACTTGTATCCCCTCGCCCTGGCGTAGGTGACACAGCTGCCATCGCTGTTGGCGCGCTCCTGCTGCTGTATTGCCCAGGTGTGGTGGTGGCCGGCAACGTAGATGTCTGCGTCCTCCCCCCAGAGGTCAGCTCTCCGCTGACCATGTAGCGGGTTGTAAATGCTGGTCCCTTTGTGGTTATGAGCCGCATCGACTTTGATCGTCGCAGACGGAAAAACCAGCTTAAACCGCGCCTGCCAATCCAACATCGGGATCTGCTTTACGTTTTGCGATCGCAAGTAGACCGATAGTTCACCGGCCATGTTGTCGTGGTTGCCTTCGAGCCAAACCACCCAGGGCAGCGCCTCAAGGAACCACCTGGCCAGCTTCCGCTCTGTCGGCCGCGACATATCCTCCTCCGCATAGAGCGCAGCCAAGCGACCGTAGCCCGGCCAATTGTTCGTGGTATCCCCGATATTGACACAATGGATGCCAGGCGTTGTTGACATAATCTCAACGTCTCGCCTCAACAACGGGATATTGCAATGCGTCCCCAGGTGCGGATCTCCAACGACAGCCAGGCCAAATACTTCATCAGACTTTATTTTGATATCAAACCAGCGCTTAGATTTCTCATGTTCCTGCTTTTTCGACCAACGCTTACCCAGGTGGTCCAGGATTTCCTCGACATCGATATCTTCGTCAGGAAACTCCGGCAGCAACACCTCTGTTTCTGACTCATCATCAGCTGAACTGTCGGGCATCAGAACTTGTTTTGCCCTACGATAGCGTCCCTCAAACGTCGATCGGTTTATTCCTACCGCAATCGCTGCCGCGGAGATATTGCCATCGGCCCTTTCAACGGCATCAAGCGTCTGCCGCAATACCTTTTCGGGTAAACTTCGCGACGCCATCAGGCCCGAAGCCTCTCGGCAAGTTCCGCTGCTCGATGCGGCACTTGCCTGGCAAAGCGACTATCCAATAATTCGACCGCCGCCAGGTCATATGATTGCTTTGCCATATGGGACAGCATCCGGTTGAAATTCGTGAGAGAAGGCCACCCCATCTGAAAGCACAATTCGATGATGACCTGGCGCTTGTCCATCGGGCAGTCTTCCCACCAGCCAAACCTCTCGCATTCCTCGATCGAGCGTTTGATGTCATTGGCCAGAAGGTACTCCGCTTCTTCCTGGCTAATGCCCAGGCCGCCGTGCTTCTCATCCAGGTTGCGTCCATACCCCACGCTGGTAGCCCCGGCCGGGCAAACGTAGGCATGTTGAGCGTAGCCTTCGTGACGCTTCAGGCTGTCGGATATCTCTTTGATAGGGTAAATCATCATTTGCGCCCCATAAACTTAGTCGCACCGCGGAAGCCAAAGCTGGCAGCGACAATCACGCCCAGACAGTAGCGGTACCACTCCGGCATGGTATCGAGAACCATGAACCCGCGGGTCACATAATCCTCGCAGCCTGGGATGAAACACATGATGAGAGGAATTGTGAACAAGATACAAAGCCACTCGTCCTTCCAGCTATTGGCAGATGCCTTGGCCTGCTCGATGTCCCATTCGATTTCGCCCTCGGCCCTGGCAACAGCAACCCTTGCCTTGCCTTTCGCCTCGGCTTTTTTTCTCTCAAGGTAACTGCCGCCAAGAGATCCGACGAGATCGATGACCGGCCCAATCAAAGGAATCATATGCTTTTGCCTTCAAGAAATTTGAACTGAGCTGGCAGACAGAACGCTACCCAGCTTTTGATTTTCCCCGCCTCCTGCATCGGCTTGAACTCCCGTTCAAGAAAAGACATCGGGGGACAAATCGGCACTTCCATCATTCGTTGAGATACACTGTCGTCTGGCTCCCACGTTAGTATCAGCAGAAACAACCGAACGACATCGGACATTAGCCTGACCTTATAAGTAAGGCGTCGAGTTTTTCCTCGATCTTGTCGAAACGCTGGAACATCTCGCGCCTGTCCTGTTCGGCCTCGGCCTTGGTCAGATAAACCTTCGCGACTTCTTCCCGGTGATCGGCGGCGCGGCGCTTCACGTCGCCGATCATGTCGTACACATTCTGAAACTCAGTCTTCTGGGACTTGATCCACCAGACAAAGCAGCCAATCGCGACGGACATTATGCCGTTCCAGATCATGTCCAGTTCGTTCATCGGTCTAACTCCGGCCAGTCGTAGAGAATGCCCGACTTGCTTTTGCTGCCGTCTTCCTCAATCGTGCGAGTTAGAAACAGCGCAGCCACAGCAGCGGTGTCAGCCGCATCATCAATCGCTGCCTTCATCGCATCTCCCTTTGCGCGGATCGCGTCTCGGTACTCCTGCACGTTGTCGGGGATCGCAATGCCCTTGTCTGCCTTGCGGATTACATACCAGTCAGTAAGCGAAAGTAGTGCCCCCTGCTGCGTGTTGACCTCATCTTTCAGACTGGTTTTGACACCCTTAACCAGATCATCGCCGGAACCGCTATCGTCTAACGCCTTTGCTGTTTTGTTGATCGTGCCGTTTGCATTTTGCGACCAAGTGTACAGCCTACTGTCGGGCGGTGTTTCCGGTATAACTTCGGTTAGCCCTGCCGCTGCCTTTTCTTCCGCTGACCAAATGTGCCAGTTGCGCGGATGCTGGATGCCGTCGCTATCCGTCCAAGCGCAATTTTCGCGGATGGTGATGTCGCCGTATTTCCACATAATTTTCTCCTACCGAGCGTTCGCTGTTACCGAGCGTTCGCATTTTTGAAACTGGTTTCAGCGATTGCGAGATAAATCATAGTCGCGCCGTTGATCCCGGTGTCTGCGCTTCTCGCCTTGAAACCATTAGATAAAATGTCGATCTGATATCCCGTTGTTTCAGCGTTACTTAAATTACTGAAAACTTGGGCATTAGCTAAATTGAACGGCGATCTTGCAGTATCTTGAATAGGCCAAACTGTTACAGCGTCTATATTTTTTACCAATACAAAGGCCGGTCTAAATCCGGTGTACACAAAAACGCCGTCTGTGCTTGTGTTTCCTTCAAAAGAAGAAATTTTTGAAAAGCTTTCGACCTCTGCAAACGCATACATAATGTAGTCGTTCCCGCTGCCGTTTGAGCCGCCGCCGGTAGCTATGTTCACAACGCTGCTTGTCGGGGCTGACCCAAAGATTGCGGCGTCAGTGCTTTCTGCGGCTGTTTGATCGAGATAAATGACCTTGGTCGCAGCACTCAAACCATCGTGGTACACGTTCCACGACCGGCTGTTGTCGAGGTCTTTCACAATCACCATTTTTGGGGCGACGCCCAACCCATGCCCGACAGTAGTGGCAGAGCCGGTGCCTTGATATTTAATGATACTAAAACCAGACGTACTGTCGGCTGAAACGGTGGCCGTTAAGTCGCCATCAGTGTTGCTGCTGCCACTTCCTGCGGCCTTCCACTGCCAAGCAACATAATTTTTGCCAGATTCATTTACAGTTAGCTGACTGCCCAATGAAAAACCATCGGAGTCGAAGCTTGTTAGAGTGGTAGCACTTGTATCTTCTTCACTTGCTGCGTCTGAATTTATTCGTTTTGTAGCACCACGAACTTGATCAAATAATTGATGTGAGTAACCTACACCGTTTCTTGCTTTAATCCACACCCATCCCGGTGTAAAAGTCGAATTACCTGATTGATTTATTTCTTGAGTAGAAGAGTTTCCTGAATACAAGGTTGTCTGGAAATGAGCGGATGGATCTGCCACTGGGTCTGGTAAATTGGCGGTGCTTAGAGCTTTGTAACCCGTTTGGCTTGGCGTAAATCCTGACTGACCAAAATCGACGGTAGCGGTAACACCACTACCCGCCGTAGCAACAAAGATTTGCGTCATCGTGTCTTGGATTGCAACGCCGCTATCCACAGCTACATAAGCTGTACCACCGATTACAACTCCAAGCCGATTGTTGTCTTTATCAATCAACACCTCCATGAAGGTGTCGGTGGCGATACCGGCTGGTGGGTCTGTTGCCTCAACAACCTTTGACCCGCTTCGTCGTGTTTGTATATCGCCCGAACTTGTGCCGTCTTCGTCGTAATAGAAAACAGCATCAATATTATTTTGATCGGGATCGCCGTCAGTTTCCTGCGGAGCAATAACCCCAACCATAAAATTGTTGGCTGATTTTTTTACACGGAAAGCCCACTTACCGGAGCTTGGAACACCAATCGTCGCTCTGCGATTAACAAAACTAGAACCTGTCGCAGCATTTACAAGATTGCCGTCAGAAAGCGTACCTGCACCGTCAAGCGCATTGAGTACACAATGGTTATCAGTTGGCGAGTCGCTGACGGAGTCGGCACTGCTTAGGCCCGAGCTACTGAAATCATTTCCGTTGCCGCTGGTGTCATCGCCCAGCGCAGAACTGTCTTGACCTTTTAGGTGATACCCGTTGCTACCGAAAGTTAAACCGCTCACGTTGATAGGCACCCATTGCCCGGTATCGGAGTCAGTTTCCCCAAAACTCGTTGGCCCCAAGGCTTGTCCATCGATAAAAACAAGCTCGGCCATATATCCGTCCCAGAACACGCTTCCATTCGGGTTACGCCCTATCTCAACATTGTCTGCGCTGTTGAGCAGTCCTTCGCTGTCCTGCGCCATATAGGTCTCCGTCGAAAACGACGTGATCTGCGACCCATTGAGATAGAGTTTTGCACGGTTCGACGCTGTAGATTGCGTTGTGTCAACGGCGGCAACTAGGTGAAACCACGCGCCGGGATCACGAAATACCTGATTTGTTATCAAGTTCAGGCTATTGCCTTGATCGCGAAATCTCAGCTTCTCATCCGATTGTATGTGAATGTCGGCGTTGTTACCGCCTGCTTCAACAGCAAGCGCCAGCGTCGTGTTGGCTCCGAGAATGTTTGCACGCTTGAACCAGCCGCTGAACGTGTAAGTTTTGCGATTTCCTGCGCTGCCGAAGGTTCGATTGAGGTACGCACTATCGTCGTCATTGAACCGGATCGACTGATCGATTTCATATGTCACGCCGGGGTTCGCCAGCCACTGTGAGGCGAACATTGTCATTAGCTGAACGCCAACTGCGGTGCGCCTAGCTGAATACTGCCAGAGGCTTTGACGAAGTACGGGATCACATCGACCGCGCTTGCCGCCGTGCTGAGAGTAATCCCTGCGCCGCCAGCCGTTTCGTAGTCGGTGCCAAGCGACAAGGTGCGAGAACCCGTGCCATCCTGGATGCAGACAATTACACCGGCCTGACCAACCTGTTCTGTACTTGGGTTTGCAAGGGTGACATTGCCCGTAAGCGTCAAGACAAAGTTTTGGTTGGCTGCGAAATCCAGCGTTACACTTCCAGTGTTGCTGGTATCGGTATCGGTGGTCGCCAGAACCGTCCCGGTAATAGTCGCACCATTGGCGGTTGTTGACAGCTTTGACACATTGTTGTGGTACAAATCGCAGCCGCCGTCCTCAGTGGCCTGTAACATGACCTCCGAATTTGCCGCGTTGTTGACCCGGAAATGATTTGACAGCACTACCAGAAGACCAGTGCCGGCGTCTTTTATGTAGCTGTTGCTTGCATCGTGATAAATTTGAAGATCATTTCCGGCGCCAAACTGAACTTTAGCGTCATCGGGGAAACTAAGGTTGTTGCTGTCGTCAAGCGTGACGCCGCTGTTCTGCACCGTGCCGCCACCTGTTCCGTTGAACCGGGTGACCGCGTTGTCGGTCGAGGAGCCTGGCCCTGACATCGGGCCGGTATCGCCTTGCGGCCCTTGTGCGCCCGTCGCTCCTGTATCGCCCTTATCTCCCGACCGCGAGAACATCACCCGGATGCTATCGCCGTTGCCGAATGTGCCATTGCTATCAACGTGGCTGACAGCAAGCTGCACCCATCCACTGTTGTTTGTCAGCCCGGTGATGTGGAACACGGCATAGTTCGCCGGCGTACCTGGCTCGACCAGGCGAAGCCATCCCTTGATTGTAGAGGTGCTGTCGTCCCAGCTTGCGATCCACGCCTCGATGTCAGGGTTGCCGGTATCGGCGGTTGTGTCGTCAATCGCTATGGCCGAAACACTCGCCACGCTGGCATTGTTATAACGAAGTGTGCCGGCCCCAGGATCCGCCATGCTGGTGGTCGTGCTGAACGTGTATTTTGGATTGGCCGCAGAAGCCTCGGCCGCAGCTGTAACAGCACTGGCCGCTGCCGCGGTTGCATTGGCCTGCGCGTTGTCAATCGCCGATACGGTTGGCCCGGCGACGATTGCGTCCGCATCCGCGTTCCAGGCACCTATCACCGTCGATGCAGTCGGCCCTGGCATCGTGAAGTCTATGCCGGCGGTGGCCTGCGAGACCCCCACCTTGATCGCCCGTTCCACTTCTTCGTCAACTTGCTGGATCTTCTGTATTGTCTCATCGAACACGCGCTCATGCGTCTCGCCGACATAGGCACCCTGGTTGGTCAGGTCCGTCCCCTGGGTAAGCGCCTGCTTGCGCCTGATCGTCAGGGTCTCACCGTTTGCCGGCGGCGTTCCCATGACAACATTGCCACTGCTGGCCCCGACACCGGTCACCGTGTAGTGAGTGCTTATGCTCTTGATCGTCTCGACGCCGGCGCTTGATTTCAGCACCACCTCCAGGTCCGCCTCGTCATAGACAAGGAAGGCATAGGCGAACGTATCGGTGGACCCATTGCCATCGTAGGGACCAGACTTTGTTGTCTCGCTGCTAATGGTCATGGCAAATCCATTGAGTTTTTCGCAACAAATAATACAGCATCATATTCGAACCCCCAAACAGTGCGCGGTTTATTGATAGTCCTTCGGGTCTTTCCGGTAGAACGCCTCGGCGAGGAAGTTGGCCCAGTTGTCAGGCTCTTGCTCACCTTCCCAGTAATCGTAGAAATACTCACCCGTCAGCTTCATCTGACTTGCCGGCAGCGGGATCACAATCGATGCAGCATCTACCAGGGACTTGGCAAGTTTCCGGTCTATTTCTTCGCTGTCGAAGGTAATTCCATCTTCATCCCAAACGACCTCCTTCACCTGGGTGCCTGCCTTGATGATCATTTCCGGCACCCTGGCAGCGGGCGAGAAGGTGTAGTCGAAATCCGTGAGCATGACATTTGCTATGTCACGCACAACCGGTATGCCGCCGATCGAGAACGAAGCCCATTTCTTGGCCAGGTATTCACCCCAGCCCTCTTCGTCGTCCTCGTCAGGGCCGCCCACGCCCAGGATCGACTTGATGCCTTCCTCCATAACCACCGGCATAAACGTAAGCAGGAACAGGCTTGCAATGGCCCGCGGTACATATTTGCGGTTCTGTTTTGCCATGACGAACTGATCTTCCATCATGTTTGTCATTGCCGAGAAGAACGTCATATAGAACGAGAACAGCTTCTTGCCTTCGCCGCCCCGCTGGAAGTTCGTCAGATCCTTGGCGGCACCCGAGGATTGTGTCATCCGCACAACACTGTCGGCTTCCTTCGCTGCCTGTTCCTCGGTCATCGATGGATCATTTGCCTGGGCAGCTTCATACGCCCCCATCCATGTCGGCATATCGACCGCCAGCTGTAGCTTCGATGTCAGCCAGAAAAACGACGCCTCGACCTCGCCGTAGCGGCCCTTACGCAAACGCTTGAGGTTGTCATAGACATCACGATCGAAGGTCTTTGACCTCTCCCGCATCATGGGCGATCGCTCCATCACAAAATCGATGCGTTCTTTCATGCGGGCAGGATTGCCGTAAAAATCCTTGATGCCCTTGAGGGAATAATACCCGCCGCGGGCAATGCCGTAATCCTGGACAAAGCGCGACATTGTTGAGAAATACCCAAGCGGCTGGACAAGAGCAGTCGATACTTTCCAGCCCATTGTGGCGACGCTGATGCGGCCGCGAAGAATGCGGAAAATCTCATCGGCGGTGCGTGGATCATTCATGTCGCCGACAACGCTATCGCTGAACCAGTCGTTAAACTGTTGCATGAAATCGCGGCCCATTGTCTGAAGCAGCGCGGTTCGGACATCCTTATGGTTCATAATCTTGGTGACATCCTTGACCGTGCCCCGCCAGGACAGATCGTGGATCGTGTCATCGACCGCTTTCAGGTAGACGTTCAGACCTTCCAGGCGCACCTTGCGGCCGCCGGCGCTTGCCTGTCGCTCGATCGTGCGCCCGGTGCTGGTAGACGGGTGGGACGACATCGACTGGCTGCCCATCTTTAACAGATCATAGGGTTCCATCAGGTCGTCGCGGTTGCGGCCGTCCGCGAGATAATCCCACTTCAACGGATAATACCCGCCCTTTGCCCGCTCAACGCCGTCCAGGACAATCGGCTGCGCTTCAACCTTTGATGCCGGATAGCCGCGGCGCTCGGTATCCAGCTGCACGGTTTCAGCCCAGTAGCTGTCCAGGTGATCAAATACTGCCTGCACAACTTCCCAGTCCCGCTCATCGAGATAACGAAGGATGGCGTCCACCTGGGTGTCGTTCCAGCCATACCCCTCCATCAGCTTTGCGCGGTTGTCTTCATTGCCGACATTGAAGGCGACGGCGAGAATTGCGTCCTTCGTCAGGGACGTATTGATTTCACGAATAAATATTTTTTTGTTTGCCATCTGGCGAAGTTCAAGCGGCCCGTATACGCCCCAGATCTCGCGGAACTTAGTCGCCGCTTCGGCCCGGCGCTCGGCAAACGCATCGTCGGCATCCGCAATCATGCGGAATATTTTGGTCATCGGCCCGGTCTTGAACCCGTCCAGGCGGCGCATAACGAATTCCATCTTACGCAGGCCGAACTTGCGCTTGAGGCTGGACACCTTGCCCTGGCGCTCGGTAGGCGGCTCATTGATGTTTCTGAAGCCGCCCTTCCAGTTATCAAAAATGCTGTCGTTTACCTCACTGGCAAAATTATCAAGTTCGAGTTTCTCGCCGGCCAGCGTGATCTTCGTGGCCAGCCTGCCCTGGGCTTCAAGGTTCTTGATGGTGTCGATCAGTGCGCGGAACTCCGACACCGGAATATCGCGGTAATGGGTCTTCTCATCGGCATCGAGAATTTCCTGGGGTATCAGGATCTCGGCACCCTCGTCCTCGTTCTTCTTCTTCGCCCACTCTTCGAGCGCCTGCGCCTGTAGCTTCTCGCGCTTCTTGTCGGACAGCCGCGCCGAGAACTGGAACGCCGACAGGATTTGCTGGATCCGCTCGACATAATCGAAATCGATATTGCGAAGGCGCTTGGCCGGGCCGGAGAACTTGCGGACGTATTTCACCGCCTTGTCCATATCCTCGCGGACCTTCAGGCTTTCCGAATACAGATAATGGTTCAGCAGCTGCTGGTACTTGGCCGCGCTTGCCGCCTGGAAATCACCCGCGGCGACTGCTTCCTGGGCTTCCTTCGCATACCGGGCCTCGGCCGCGCGGTACTTACCGGGCGTGATGGCGGCACCGACCTTGATGCGCCCCAGGATCCGACGCGCTGTTTCCTTGGCAACCTGGCGGGCAGACGGCTCACCCAGTTCGCCCTTCTTGTTGATAGCCTGCAATTCGAGATGCAGGAACGTGCCGCGTTCGTCGTTATGAACATCCTCGATCGCAGCTTGTTCGATGTTGCCACTTTGCACCGTGTCGCCCTGCCAGCGCGGATCATCGCGCAGCCGCGCTTCCTGTTCCTGCGCCAGGTACTGCTTGCGGTTTGGTGCCGCCAGGATCGCATCGATCATTTCATCGACGCTTTTAAACCCGAATGCCTCGGCCACAACATCGGGGTTCAATCCCTCATTACCAGGGAGATCACGTTGATGGATGCGGTTGCCGCCCTTGGGCAGGATAGAGACGATGTCATCGCCAAAGTTATTGACCAGCCAGGTCTTTGAAAGCCGTTTGCCGGATTCCAGAAACTCCGGCACATCCTCGCCAGCCAGGACGCGGCCGCGGGCAAGCCACTCCCAGACACGGTAGACCGGCATCTGGTTAATCTCGTTTTCAACCTGGGCATAGACCTCGTCCTTGACCGCCTGCCCTTCCGCCGTTTGCTGACGCTCGATGTCGCGCATCTTGCGCTTCATCAGCTTCTGCTTTGCCTGGGCGTGAGCGCGTGTCTCCGCGGCCTTGTATTCTTCGTATTCGGCCTCGGTGCCGTCGAATTCTTCAAATGTCTCAAACACCGCCGCCGCGCTGGAGAACTCTTCGGCCTGCTTGATCTCTGCTTCGGTGGCCAGCCAGCGATCGAACACTTCCTTGACCTCTTGCGGCGGGTTGACGCCCAGCTTCGTGACAGCGCCGTAAACCCGGATCATCCACGCCGAGAACCGCTCGAACGCCTCCGCCAGTTTCAGCGATGGCGACTTGCCTTCCATGAGATAGATTTCGTGGGCATCCGCAGTCACTTCATGCTGCGCCACGAACAGGATCATATCGAGATCCGCATTACCGGTTGTGCCATTGGCGCTGTAGGCAGCGGCTTGCTCGGACGTTACCTCGATGTCCATGCCCCGGCCCTGGGCTTCCTTGTTGGCCTTCTCCGCAATCAGGTCCGGGTTCTTTGCCCACCAGTCTTCGAGCGTGGACCAGTCGCGCTTCAGCTGTTCCGCTGCCATCGGGCGCTTTGCCCGATCGCGCATCATCTCCAGGTAGAAATGAGACAGTTCGTGCAGCGTGGTGGTCAGGTCCGCGTTTTCGAACAATCGTATGGTGGAGCGCCCGCCCTCGCCAAAGTTTGCACCTGGCGTAAACGAGCCGCGTGGGCCGTCACCGCGGCGGGGCTGAAAGACCTCGGCCTGATTATAGGATTTCACGATTGCGTCAAGCGCATCCATCGCGGTGTCGAAACCGCCATCAGCTATGTTGAAATCAGCTTCTCCATGCAAACGGCTTTGACGCATATGATCAGCGAAGCGGACCTTGATGTCCCCAAATACTTCTGCGGGCATTTCTACATAAAAGTAGCGACTTGCGAACTCAGACCCGGCTTCAGAATACTCTATGCCCAGACTGTTTAGTATTGAGCCAAAAGCCGCCGCTCTTGCCATATGGCTGGGGTGATTTAGAGCATCTTCAATTGTTTCTATACGCTGATCTGCCGCCGTTTCCGCTTCGAGGCGTTCGTTTATCTCGTTCCAGTTTTTTAACTGGAGCGTCGCAAATCCACCCTCCTCGGTGTCGCTAACCCACAACTCAAAATCGTTTTCCGAAAATACCGAAGACCGAAAATCTTCTATGTTGATATCGACAGCAGATCCGTCTTGTCGAACTACGTTGGACCAGTCCTGTACGGCAGTGACGGGTATCGTTTGGTTTTCGCTAATCTGAGAAAGGTCAACTCCGCGACTCTCAAGATCGTTGAGAAAAATAAAGTCTTTTTGCCTGTCGTACTCGACCATCAAGCCTCGAAATTCCAGTTCATTCTCAAGCGTCGTTTCGGCATCGAATG